GTGTTTCTGCGAGGAAAGCCACACGCCCTATCGAGGGATTGGCGTCCAAGCAATCAAGATTCACGCGACAGGTAGCGGCCGAGCATCGAAGGATGATGTGGTCCTGTGGGCGCGGAGTAACGGGTTTAGACCCGTCGACGATAACGAGGCCGACGCCCTTGCCCTAGCGAGTCTAGTCGGCACCGGTTACCAAAAACCGCCGACGAAACGGCGCAACGCGAAGCCCGTAACGCGCACAAAGCGGGCGAGGAGGCAGCCATGAATTCCGCCATTATCTCGGCCAAAATCTCGCGCTCGACGCACTTCCTGGGCCTTTCCGACGCGGCCGCGCTGCTGTTCGTGATGGGACTTGCGCATTGCGATGATTACGGCAGAATCCCCGCCGATCCGATGTTCTGGAGCATAAATGTGTGTCCCGGAAGAAAAAATCTCGCGCAGATCGCGAAAATCCTAAAAGAGATCGCTTTTCGCAAGGATAGTCGGGGGGACGGATTATTGACCCCGTTTTCAGCGAATGGCGCGGATTTTTTCTATGTGACCAACTGGTTTCGCTACCAGAAGTTTCAAGACAAGTACAGCATGACCGCGGTGCACCCGCACCCGGTTTTGGGCATCATTGAACCTAAAATCTGGGCAATCCACCTGAAAAAGGCGCTCTCGAAGGAGGAAATCGAGCGGTACAACCGGCTGGATCAAGCGGTTCTCGACCTTATCGACAAGCGTCGGGACGGGGGTGAAACTTCCGAAACGGGCGGCAACAATTCCGAAAATCAGGCCGAAAATTCCGAAATCGCTCAAGGGATTTCCGGAGAAGAGGCTGAGAGTTCCGGAATCCGTTCAGAAAAAGGGCCTCAAAATTCCGAAAAGGGGGGGGATGAATTCGGAATTGGGAAACGCTCCACGCGCGCGCGCTCTCCATCTCCATCTCCATCTCCATCTCCATCTCCATCTCCATCTCCATCTCCATCTCCGCCCGCCGGTCTCGGCGACCAGGACAGGGAGGCTCTCCCGGCAGCGATGGGCGAGACCGGCGGGAGTCCCAGAGGTTTGCCTTCGGCTAGGGGGATTCCGGAAATACCGGATAACTCGGCTAACCCGCTACTGGGGTTAGTCCTCGGCAAGATCCCCGACGGACAACGCGCCGACGGCGTCGTCACTCTGGGCCGCACCAAGGGTCGTTGCGAGCCGGAGTTCGAGCAACAACTCCGAGCGGCAAAGATGGCGCAAGCCACGGACGACGAGCGTCAGGCTAAATCGCTAGGGTTGCCGATTAGTGACTGGAAACGGCAACAGGCCGAGCAGGCGGGACTGAGCTTGCATGCCTGGATTCGGCATCGAACGGAAACCCTCGAAACCCGGATTCGCGACGGGATGCAGGTCGGGGCATGACGGGGGCTTGGGGGTGGATCGGCGGCGTCGGTTGTCGGTCGTTATCGCAAGGAACTGGAAAAATGGCAGAAATGACGGCGGAGCAACTTTGCAGGATTTGGGGGCTGTGGACGGCCGGCGGGTCGTTCCGGACGGCGGGGTTTGTCGTCGCCGGAATCGGCACGGTGGGACTCGACGAAGGGGCGGCGGTGGCCACGTACGTCGAAACCACGCCGGGGTTTGTTGTCGCCAAGCCTGCCCTGCTGGTCTGTTATCGGGACGGCGCGTCGCCGACGATGGACCGGTTCAGAGGACCGGGCGAGGGACTGACCCGGGCGCTGCTTCGGCTCCGCTGGGGCGGGTTTCTGGGCTACCTGCCGAGCCAAATCCCGGACCTGGTCATCGCGGAATTTCTCCGGTCGGTCGAGAGTCGGCAGCTGCTGGACCCGTTCGTCCGGCCAATGCGGGTCAACGCGCCGGATCACCTCGAAGTGGCCGATGCGGCGTCCCGGGATTTGGCCCAAAAGATCAGGCACTCGTGATATATTCGGATCATGGTATCGGTCGTTGCGGTGATGATCGCAAGAACCTCGAAGAATTTGAAAAAGTCTTGCGGCCTGGTGTGGGGGTTGAACCTAAACTGTTCTCCAGTTACCGATCCCCTTTTGCGTCTGAAAGATCACAAAATTGCGAACCGCTGCCGGATTTCCGGGGCGGTTTTTTTGTTACCCAGAGCCCATCATGCCGAGTTTGAAAGCCATCGACGTCGCGACCGACACCACGGGGAAAGCCCACGCCCTTCAGGCGGCGGGGATCCAGGCCGTCGGGATTTACCTCCGGGCCGACCGCTGTTCGGGGGCAATGGTCCGGGGCTTGAAGTCGGTCGGCATTCGGCTTTGGTCGATTTGGGAAAAGGGTTTGCCGACGGGGTCCCGGTATTTCAACCCGGCGCAAGGGTTAGCCGATGCGGGCGCGGCGGTGACCTTTGCCCAGCAGATTGGGCAACCGAGCGGGTCGCAAATTTTCTTCGCCGTGGACTACGACGCCACGGTGGCCGACATGCAAGACCACGTGATTCCGTACTTCGAAGCCGTCCACGGTTACTTGCGGCAGCACTCGTACCTCGCCGCGGTCTACGGCTCCGGCCTGGTCATTCGGATGCTGGTGGATGCCGGTTTGGCCCATTCTGGCCAGCTTGCCGGAGCGCCAAAATGGCAAGGTTTTGACCCGAACATGCCGGGGGTTTCGATCATGCAAGGGCCGACGACGGCGATTCTGGGGCTTGTCGTTGACACGGACACGGTCGTCGATATGTCGGCCACTTGGGGGTCGGCATGAGGGACCCGATGGACACCGGACGCAGGCTTTCGATGGCGTGGCTTTACTTTCTGGCCGTGCTTTACGTGGTCGTGATGTGGGCCGCATGCACCCCGGCGTACGACTCGCGCAGCGACCTCGTCGCAATGGGAAGCGACCAGTGAGCGAAGCCGAAGCGACCGAAAAAGGGCTGCGTTTGGTGCCTGCATGGTGGCCAGTGGCAACCGCGATTGTCGCGGCCGTGTTTGCCGCCGGAGCGGCCAGCGCAACCACCTCCGCGACCGATGCCCGGCAAGATCGGGACATCGCCGCTTTGGGATCCCGAGTGGACCGGATCGAGCTTATCGACCGAAGACTGGCCCGGATCGAGGGCAAGCTCGGCATTCGCACCGACGACGGCGCGGTCCAGTAACCCGCAACGCGGGCCGAATGACGTGTTCCTTCCTCCACGTCGGGGTGTTAACTTCCCACCCCTCGGCCCGTTTTGCTAACCGCTAATTTCGGCCCCCACGGGGCAAGGATAAACAACCATGGCAACTCTCACCATCTCCCTTCGTGAATCGGCCATTTTGCCGATCCTGGGCAAAAAGTCGGTTACCGAACCGATTGCTCATATCGACCTTCCCGACAACGTCAGCGAAGCTATTCGTGACGGTTTGGCCGCTTTTCGGTTGCCCGGACAGGCCGGCGGCGTGGTTTTGGATCTAACGGCGCCCGTGTCGCTCCCGTTTGTGGGGCATGGCGACGTGGAGCTCGTTGTTTCCCTCGCGTAAATCATTCGAACGGAAAAACGCACGCGCGTAGGTTCAAATCCGCCCGCCATTCGAATGTATTGCAAACGTTTGCACGGCCATTCGTATGGCGGGCGGTCACGAATGAAGCAAATTTCTACAGAAAAAAAAGCGGCGATCGCGGCCGATTTTGCCTCCGGGGAATCCGTGCAGCAGATTGCTCGCACCCATGGCGTTTCTCCGTCCACGGCCCTAAAATACGCCAGGCAGACCCCGGCGATCGTTAGCTCGACAAACGGTTCGGGAGCGTCCGATCCCGAGATCTTGGATTTGACCAGCCTGGTCGGAAAACTGCTTGCGGCCAAGCTCGAAACCGCGATCGCCATTCAGGAACACGTACGAAACCCCAAATGGCTTATGCAGCAAACGGCGGGAGACCTTGCGGTGCTCATCGGTGTGAATTTTGACAAGATGGGCCGCATGCTTGATCACCTAGCGCCGCGGGACAAACCGTCGTGAGATACCGATCCTCGCCGGAATCCATTGCGCCGGTAAAGATGCCGCCGGGGTTGGTGATTAAATTGCCAAAAGTCAAGGCTGTGGGGTTTGCGTTTGGTGGACAAAAGAAACCCGCCGCCGCAATGATGCGCCACGACGCGTGGTTAAGGCAGCATTTCCCGTCGATCGTTTCGGCCCCGTTCGCCAAGCGTCATAACGACCTTTGGGAATGGTTTGAAGGGTTGCAGCCGGGACTAACTCCGCCGCCACGTGTCGAAGTGTGGCCACGAGGTGGCGCGAAGTCATCCACTGGTGAACTTGGCATCGCGTTCGTCGGATCTCGATTGGCCCGCAAATTTTGCCTTTACGTCTGCGAAACCCAGGACCAAGCGGACAAACACGTCCAAACGGTCGCGGGATTGTTGGAGCGCCTTAATTATGGACCGGCAATCAACCGCAGAGGGCATTCCAAAGGCTGGCGGCGTGATCAGCTTCGCGCGTCGAACGGGTTTAACTTGGCGGGCATTGGGCTGGACGTCGCGGCGCGTGGTGTCAAGCTCGACGAGTTTCGGCCCGACATCATCGTATTCGACGACATCGATTCTCGCCGAGACACGCCCGCGACGACCGGTAAAAAAGAGGTTGCCATCACGCAATCACTGCTTCCGGCGGGATCGTCGGACTGCGTGATTCTGTTTCTGCAAAACCTCATCATTGATGATGGGATCGTGGCGCGGATTGTTCATCGCCGCGCGGATTATTTGCTTGACGCGGATATCGTGGGGCCGATTCCGGCGGTCGAAAATCTGCAAGTCGAAGACTCGACGCTGCCCAATGGCCGCACCTACAAACGCATAATCGGGGGCACGCCGACATGGGCGGGACAGTCGCTTGAAACGTGCCAACGCCAAATTATCCAATGGGGATGGTCGGCGTTTCGACGCGAAGCTCAGCACGAGGTTAGTGGCGCGAACGGGTTCTTTTACGACCACACGCGTTTGCAATACGTGGACGCAATTCCGCCAGGCGTCAAGCTCCGACTCGTTCGGGCGTGGGATCTTGCCGCGACA